CCTCTGCGCGGATCTCCCGCGCGACCTCGCGCACGGGAGCGCGCCGCTCATAGCCCCGGAACACCGCGTCCGCGATCTTCCCTTTCGTTACGTCAGAGACATTCGTCACCAGCGCCACATTCCGCGCCAGCCACGTCTCCAGCGTCTCGGCAACAGGCTGAGCGGTCAGCATCATGTCCAGATCCACGCCGACGCCTGCCTTGATCGCGGCCGACCAACGGGAACGATGCACCTTCTCCGCGCGCACGGCCCATTGGCGCAACCCCGGCGCGATGCGTGCGGTCAGGATCGTCAGGAACTCGTTTGCGACGGCGCTGATGGCGGCCTGCACTTGGTCGGCGGTGTCGATCGTCAGAGCGTCCGCGGTCGGCAGCGGTTGCGGGTCATAGCCGGCAAGGATGCGGTCGATGTTGTCGGCCCATATCTGCCAGGCGGGCGCATAGATCGCGGCGAGATCGGTTGCGGTGGCCGTGGTGGGGATGATGGGGCGCAGGACCACGTCGCGGCGCTTGCCGGATGCGCGGGCCAGGCGGGGGAGGTCGAAGGGCATTATTCGCCCTCCGCTGGCTTCCCATCATTAGCCGCACGTGCGGACGCCCGACTTCCGTTAGGCGTCCGCGCCGTGGGAGATGGTTCGATCCCCTCCTTTCCGCCGTTGGTGGTTCCAGAAACGGGCATGATCCCAAGTTCGGATTCATCTCCGCCGGGCAATTCCTCGCCAGCGGCCTTGGCTGCGTCGATCGCTTTTTTGAGGCCGGGGAACCTGCCGCTTTCGATGAGGCGGTTCTGCACGGTTTCGGCGAGCGCGGTTTCGGGGATCAGCGCGAGGCCCGCGATCTTTTCGAGCGCCTGGGCTTCCTTGAGCTCGATGTCGGCGGCCTGCTGCTCGGTCAGCACCATGATGGTCGAGAATACCCAAGGGAGGTCGGCAGGAACGCCAGCAGAGGGCAGCATCACCGCATCAAGCTTCTGCATGGCAGGGCGCAGCTGCATGTCCTGCTTCGCGCCGATGCCCTGAAAATAGTTCGACAGGTCGCCTTCGCCCGTCGCGTTCATGCCGTCAGGCGCTTTGCCGAACAGGCGCGTCGCGGGAATGTCGGCAGCACCGGCTACGCGGGCATCATAGGTGATGATGACATCACGAACACCAGCCAAGGATAGCTGGCGCTGCTCCCATTCATCCTCCTTGTCGAGAATGACGGCGCGGTGGATGCTCTTGCCGGTATTGGTCAGCTCGACGCGCTTGATGATCTGCTTATCACCATCCGGCCCGTCCAGCGTCTCGAACATCTTGTTGAAGCGGAAGACGTCAACCTTGGCTTCATCGATCAGGCTGGCGAAGCCAGCGCACGCGGTCGTCGCCTGCTGCACCGCTTCGTCGCAAGCCTCCACGACCGACATGCCCCAGAAATTATCCTCCCAAGATGTCATGCGGATCGCAGGGATGGGCAGGCCTTTGAACACAGCAACGCGCGAGGGATGAACATCGACCTGGCGTCCGGTGCCAGACAGGCGGAAATAGCGGGGCTGGCCGAAGTTGTCGCTTTCGGGGTCCGTCTCCATCTCGCCCAGCGATAGCTGCCAGCGCGAGAGGACGGACAGGTAGCGGATCTGGCCGGGCCGGATCGTGGTGGGCAGGGGCTTGGTCGGATCGTCACCCAGCCCGATCAGGATTGCGCCGCCGCCGAGGCGGCCAAGGGTCAGGGCCTCATGCAGCTTGGGCCAGTAGCCCAGGCGCTTTTCCTCTTTCTCGATCGCGCTGATCTGGTCGTCCGTCGCGTCCCAATCGCGGCCGGCTCGAGTCATGTCCTGCGCTGGAATGTCCACGATCTTTCGATGCAGCCAGGAGCCGAGATAGGCGGCTTCGATCTGTTCCGGGTTGGTGAAACGGCGCGCCCAGAAATTTGCCGCGCTTCGATCTGCTGTTGTCCCGCGCCCGGTCAAGACGTTGGCCAGACCATCCCAAAGGCGCATGACTGTTCCCATGGCGCGACGGTGCGGCGCAGGGCTGGAAGTGGCTACGGACGCTAGAGCAAGTGGAAGCCGTTGACGCCGCCGATCAGCATCAATTCCGTGAGCGCCCACACCAAGGCATCGGCCCGGTCAGGCGATCCCTCGCCCACGAACCCCGACGCGGTGAAGTTGCACATCTGGTCCTCAAGATCAGGAAAATCGCCGACATGGCTGACCTTGCCTTGCTCATACAGCGCTGCGATCGGTTCGGCGCGAACGACCTTGCCGCGCGTGGCGCTCACCTCCTTGTAGGCGACGCTTTTATCTGCGGTCTTGACCACGAACTCCACCATCGCCCCGCCATAGTTTCGTTCACCGATTACGCGGTCCGCCTGCCAGCGCCGGAACATCTCGACCACGCGCCGCCCCCAACCATCGGGGGATAGTTGGCATGTGGCATCCTGCAGGACATAGCCCCGCCCGTCGACACCCTTTGCCGCAACCACGATGCCGATGTCATCGCCGCCGCCGTCGCCCTTCGTGCCGCTCGGGTCAGCCGCGACCACGATGCGCTGAAGGTCTATCACCGATTCGGCATAGCGAACCTGCGGCCTGCCATCGTCAGGGCTGCGTTCCAGCGTCGCACGGTGGCTGTCGATGCCCGGTATCGTCCCGCCCTCGGTCTGCCTGTCCTCCAGCGCCCAAAGCGCGCCATTGACCTCGCTGGCCCATTCCCCCGCCTCAAACCGCAGTCGCTTCGCCGCCGACATCGACGCCAGCACCTCGAAATATTCGGCCGGCAGGTTGTCCGCGTTGTCGGACGGGTTCACCTTCATCTCAGCATAGTCGTCAGGGTTAGGCAGCGGCTCCTTCGTGCCCGGCTTCACCTTGGCGCGGAACATCTGGAACGACCAGTGCAACTTGCTCGGAGGATTGCAGTCGAAATAAGCCTTGAGCGGCAGATGCGTGCGACCTGTCACCGCCGCGATCTCGGGGGCCAGCTCGCATTTCTGCGCCAGGCGGGACATGGCGATTTCCACCGAGCCCCAAGGAATCTGGCTGCTTTCGTTGAAGTAGAGCGTGCAATATTCCGCACCAAGGATCTTCTCGACCCGCTCCTTGTCGTCCAGGCCGGCGATCCAGATTTGCGATCCGTTCGGCAGTTCGACGTAGAAGTCTGTCTTGTCGAACCGGACGCGCAGGGCGGGGAAGCACAGCTTCAGCACCTTGGGCAGCGTATCCGCCCATATGCTGGTTTTGGCGTGATTGAAGCGGAAGCGGAATATCGCGTGCCGGCTACCGGGGGCGTTGATGGCCCGCTGGATGATCGCGCGGACCAGCAGGAAGGTCTTGCCCGAGCGCGATCCGCCGCGGAGCATGATGTTGCGAGCAGGGGAAGCGAGGAGGCGGTTGGCTTCGCGCTGGCGGGGGGTGAGGGTGGCGATCAGAGCCCAGCGTCCTCTTCGCTGACGGTAAGGGCAATGCCGCCGGTATGTTCGTGCTCGATCTTATCGCCGTAGACCTTTGGTCGCAGCTTGGATGCCATCCATTTCCGCGCATCGATCCGCAGCTTGGAGCGCTGGACATGCTCCCCGTTCAAGTCCCAGCCGGGGCCTCGTTTGTCTTCTGGTGAGCGCTCCATCCAGTCGTTTGAAGCATCGTCTGCGATGTCCAGCATCTCATCGAAGATGGCGTCGGCCTGCGCCTCGCGCGCACGCGCGTAACGCTCCCGAAAGCCAGCGAACCGATCATCCGCCAACCACCGGAAAACGGTCGACTGGCTGGGCATCCCCTCATCACAACAGATCGACCGCAGGCTACGGGCGTCAGCGAGGCCATCGCAAATCAAATTCGCGATTTCTTCGCTGTAGATGGTAGGTCGGCCGGTGGCCTGATCTTCACTCATCCCTTCCTCCTTCCAGCCATATACTCCCGCCGCAACCGCTTAAGCTCCCGCTCGCCGCCAACCATGACGATCCACTTGCGCACCAGGTCGTTACGGGCGCCATAAACCCGCTCGATGCGCCGCCATCCGCCTTCGATGAACTGCTGCGCGAACTCCGGCGGGGCAGGCGGGATCAGTTTGGACGACGGGCGGCGGTGTTGCCCGCGATGGTCTGCGCTACGCATCGATCACTCCCATATGGCTTTCCCCGATCAGTTCCGCGAACTCTTCCCGAACGGCGATGCTGGCGCGGTTCCATGCGTGCTGGAGTTGCATCCGGCAGTGATCGTCCCATTCATCGGGGCTGAGCATTGCAGCGCGGCCTGTCTCGACCTTGCGGCTGATCGCCTGTTTGCGAAGGGCATCGTCGCTCCAGTGCTGGCGCCTCGCCTCGGTCAGCAGTTCCATCTGCTCTTGCACTGGCAGTGCGGCGACGTGCGCATGATGTTCGATCGTCAGGCTGGTGTCGCGCAGGTGGACCGGTATCGCCGCGGCCTTGTTGATCAATCGCAGCTTGGACGGGCCGATGCCCAGATTGTCGGCCAGGAAGTCGAAGCCGGCCTGATCGAGATGGCCCGCAGCTTTTCCCTCCGCAAGCCAGTCAGCCAGTTCCCAATCAACATCGCGTCGACGTGCTGCCAGTCCACGGCCGCGCTCGATCCATTCCGCAGCAGGCACGGCGACCGCCTCGATCACTGCAACAGCGTTCATACCCCATCCCCCGCCTTCAACAGCTCCGACCGCGCATATTCCAGCGCCCCGAGCATCCGCCACCGATCCGGGAACTCGCAGTGGCTCACATAGACCTCGCGAGCCCGGTCGTTCGCCACCATCACCCATTCGATGATGTCCCCGCGCTCGATCGCATCGGCCATTTCCCGGATTTCGTCGGCGTTGGCCTTGCGACCTTCCGCGCCTGCATCGGCAATGCTGACCAGCTTCATACCCTCACCACCCTCCAGTAAAATTCCGCGTAATCGAGCCTGATGTTGAGCCTCCGCGCTTCCTGCCCAGCCTCTGCCTTGGAGCGAGGGGACTTGAGGAGGAAGAGGATGAAGTCGGTGAGGGGGCTCATGCGAACTGGTCCTCGACAAATTCGCTGCGCCGGAAATCATAGGACACCGACACTTCGCCCTTGCGGCCGGGAAGGCCCATGCGAACCTTTGTCACGATCAGCTTAGCGCTGTTTTCGTCGGGCTTAGGGCGATGGTAGGTGAGGCCATAATCCGCCTTGTTGGCCCAATTTGCACTATTACCGCAGATCGTCGCCTTGCCATTGCGGCGGACGATGTAGGCCCCGGTCGGAACCGTCAGGCACCAGACATACCCCGCGTAGGCCTCACGGCTGACGTTGCGGTATTGGCGCACCGCCGTCTCGCGGCGCCCGTTAGTCCCGATGTTCAAGTGCCATGAGGGAGCGTGTTTGGCGGAAGCCTGCGAGCGTCGCGTCCAGCAACACGAATAGCCAAGCTCAATTGCCAGCCTTTGCAGTTGGTCCCGCAAGATCGGACTGGTCGTGCAAGCCGCGTGCGTCCCGGCCTTGGCGCGGTAACTCCCATCGCCAGCAAGATAGGCCATGAGGAACGCGCGCCGAACCTCTGGCAGTCCTTCAAGGATGGCAGGGGGGATGCGCTTGTTAGCGGACCCTATCCCACACTCAGCGCGCAGCCACTCGACTACATCGCGGGCACCCCGGACACCTATGTAGAAGGCTTGCATCGGCAATGTTCCGCCCTTCCCGCCGGGCGCACTGCGGGTTATCGAATAAGGTAGGCTCATCGCGACCAACAGGGCTTCGATCTGATCGGCCTTGTCGCCTCGCGCCTGCGATATGGAAACGCCGCTGCTTTGGGCGCAGCCTTCCGAGACATACCAACCCGCCAGAGCGGCCATGTCCTCGCTGATGCCAGTTTCCCGCCCGCCGAACGATGCCGCGATAGGCAGGACGAAGGGCGCGGACGGGAGATTTTTGGCCTCACAAAAGCTCCATTCATCCTTAGGCCAACGAACCGGGCGTCCTATGCCAGTAGTCCGCTGCGAACCAACCGGCTCCCGCCAAGTCGGCTTAACCACCATCCGATGATCGGGAGTAACTAGGAGGTCGTAGCCGTAGCCTTTAAACCGCAGCATCTCGTCGTTGAACGGCTTGCGGATGATCCGAGACGGCACTGAATAGGCGATAGATTCCGTTTCCGGGTCGAAGCAGGCCACCTCATCATCGTGTGCGAGCTGGTCGTGCCGAAGCCAGCCACGGCGGGTCAGAACTTCAGTGTCGTCCGAATAGCAGCCGCTGATGTTGTAGAGCTTGGGCGCGGCGCTGCTGCCCTGTTCGGGCTTCGTCGGGTGCGCGACGACCCAGAATGCCACGTCATACTGCTTGGCGAAGCGCTTGATGGCGCGGAGGGCGCGGGAGATATAGTCTGTCTCCGTCTCCCCGCTGCGCCGCTTGTGTTCCAGCTCGTTCCATGGGTCGAGGAGGATGAATTTCACGCCGTCGCGAACCACTGCGACGCGGCAATATTCGAGAAAATTCTCCAGCGTCATTTCGTCATCTTCATCGACCAGCTGCGTGATGATGCGGACATTCTCGCTGATCAGGTCGTCGGCCTCTTTCGTGCTGCGGGTCTGGAGATCGTGCTTGCCGCACTTCATCAGCGACATGCGCAGACCGTCGCGCAGGATTGGCTTCACATCCGTTTCAAAGCTGGCGATGACGACCGGAATGTTGACGCTGATCAGGTTTGCCAGCACCGAGTTCATGACCGTGGACTTGCCCATGTTTGCAAACCCGGTGAACACGGTCAGGGTGCCGGGCACGATGTGGATCATGTCGCCCAATGGCGCGATCCCTGTGGGCCAGGCTGTGACTTCGCCTTTCTCCGGAAAGTCGTCCATCGAATACAGGCCCTGCACCGGGACGGGGCGCGCGCCGTTGATGATTTGGACAACGGCTTGGTGCCCA